GGTGCCCACCATGCCGCAGCCCAGCAGGCTGGCAAAGCGGATATGCGCGTAGTACTTTTCCTGAATGGCGTGCAGAGCATCCGTATCCGGGTGCGCCAGATTCAGGTAGTTGCCCAGCACCGCAATGTCCAGCTCATTTTTGGCAAACAGGCGGCGCAGATAGGCCGCGTAGCCGGGGGTGAGGGCAGAGGGGGTGTTGGGCATCTCCTTCAGGGATTTGCTCAGTGCCAGATGCACGCAGGAAAAGCCCTTCTGACGCACCAGCGGCAGCACCTGCTCAATGGGCAGCTTTTCCGCGTCGTGCAGACGCAGACCGAATTGGATCATGCTTGGTTCCTCCTTTGGTTTGGGTGCGTTTTTACCATTATACACCAAAACTGTCTGCGGGGGAACACTTTAAACTTTTTTAGAAGCTGCTTTAATGCGCGAAATGTTGTCCAAAGTGATGTCCGTATAGCAAAAGCCGCCTAGATTTCTACGAATCTAAGCGGCTTTTCTTGGAGCTGGTGACAGGAGTTGAACCTGCAACCCACTGATTACAAAGCATAATAAAATGGCGTATTACCGCAAATAATATTAAAGATGTTCCGCTATTGTTCCCTTATTGATTTTGGCCTTTTTTGAACTTTCCCATTTCCTGAACAAGATATTCATTGCTGTGAGCAGTGTAATAATCAGCCGTTGTGGAAAAATCTGCATGACCAAGAATCGCCTGTACCGCGGTTGGCTCTGCTTTTCCTTCCACAAGGCGGGTCGCAGCAGTCCGGCGTAGCGAGTGCGGGGTGACGCGCTTTTCTTTTGGCGTGTCCTTTCCGTTTATCCCGCAAATCTCCATCAGACGCCTGAAGGACGCCTCTGTTGTATGAATGTCCTTTTTTCTTCCGGTAGAAGTCGGGATAAGCAATTCACTGCCGATGCTGTCCAGCATCCACCCGCCAAGGATCCCGCGTATTTCTGGAAGAATCGGAATCACCCTCTGACGCCCCGCTTCAGTTTTTTCGCCGCCGACAAGATAACCAAGATCCAGATGCACGTCATCGCGGCGCATGGAAAGCAGCTCGTCAATGCGCATACCGGTATACAGCAGCACCAAGGAAAATTGTGCCATAAAGCGGAAGCGGTTAGACTGGCTGCAATCGTCCGCTATGGCCTGAATCTTGCGGATTTCATCATCTGTGAGCGTCCGTTCCTTCTTGGGAGGCGCAGCAGGGAGCCGAAGCCCTTCCGCATAGTTCACCCGGATAATATCGTTTTGCATCGCCCATTTGCAGATCTGGCTGAAAAGCAGCCTTTGCTTTTCACAGGTGCTGCGGGACAGACCTGCCTCAGAAAGTTCGTTTATCACTCCTTGGTAGTCCTCGGTTTTCAGGTCTCGCATTTCACGGCCATGAATGCCCTTTGATTTTTCAAAAGCCTGCTCATATCCGTACCGGCCTTTTGCACCAACGTCTTTAAAATGGACTTCCTTCCATTTTTCGTAAACGTCGGAGAAGGTGTACCGCATCCGGGCAACACTGGAATGCTTAGTATTGTAATCATCCAGCGCAAGCACGGCCTCTGTTGACGTGGCATACATCCCTAAAAGTTCCCCGCTTCCGGTTCTCGCCATCCACGGCTTAGACCGGTGTGAATCGTTCATCTTTCGCACGCTGCCGCTGCCCTTTGGACGGCGGCGCTTTTTTCTTTGCGCGGGCGGTGCGGTCTCGGGCTGACGCTTCCCGCACCATGGGCAGAACGCAGCGCCGTCCGGGATCTCTCGCTTGCATCTGATGCAGTTCATTCTTTCCGCCCTCTCTTTGTTGTGTAGGATGTTTCCCCTCGTCTGGACGCTTCCTTGCCAGACTTGTACGCAGTGGTCAGCAGTTCCACCGGCGGGTGCACATCATCCGGCACGGGGTCTGTGTGGGTGGCAACAGCGCAGTTGTAGTTATCCAGCACCTGACCACAAACAGAAACCTTATTCTGCAGCGGCGTGTGCAGGTTCGCGCAGATCTCGGCAATCACCGCCGGGGGATAGCTGCCATGCTTGCCCAGCACGATGAACAGGATCATCTCTTTGACGATCCGGGAAGAATTGTCCAAAAAGTTCGCAATGGCTTCATCCAGTTCCTCGTCCGTCATGTCGGTGACCTGCAGCCGGTACAGTTCCGGGTGTAGCATCTCCTGCATTGCCGCAAGCGGTGACGCCCCGCAAGCAGTAAACCAATCCATGATCTCGTCACCGTCCGGGCTGGACTGCCCTTTCTCCCAGTTCTGCACGGTGCGCTCGTTCTTCTCGATCATGCACGCCATCTCCCGCTGGCTCAAGCCCGCTGCAACACGCGCCTTTGCAAGCGCAGCGCCAATTTTCGCAGCTGTAAAATAACTCATACACACCCTTCCCCCTCAAATATAATGCGTGATAAAAACAAAAAATGGCGCAGAAAAAATCTGCGCCATTCGACAAAATTTTCTCTGATTTCATTTTCCACTGGCGCATGGTAGAATTTGGTACATAAGTTGACACAATTACCAAAAATCAGGAGGAAAACAAAATGAAAAACGGTCAAACAAGCAACAAAGACCCGGAAATGACCATCATTGACGGGATGCCCGCCAGCGTGCTTACCGGCACAGCCAAAACCCCGCAGCCTTGGGAGGATTGAGCCATGACCAACAAAAAGACCGCCTGTTTCTGCGCCCACATCCGTGCCGCGCTTGCCTGTTACGTTGATATGACCCCGGAGCAGCAAGCCCTTGCCGCCATGTACGCCAACCGCAAGATCACCGGCCTGCACACCCTGCGCGCCGCAGCGGTAAGCCCCGGCGGGGAGTGCGCCGCCAAGTTGCTGCAAAAAATGCAGCAGCTGGACACCGGCAGCCAGTAACAACGCGCATATTTTGCGCGAAGTCAGCGTAAACCGCGCGTTTTTCGCTTAAAAGTGCGCGTAAATCGCGCGATTCAGCGCAAAAGTCAAATTTTCAGCGCATTTTTTCGCAATTAAAATCGATTGACGCTTACGCCAAACCGTTGTAAAATTCAGTTGTAAACAAGTTTACAGGCCAAGCAACTGAGATTTCTTTGCGTTGTACTCCGCTTCCGTGATGGCCCCCATATCCAGTAGCTGTTTAAACTTCAAAAGCTCATCAGCGGCGCTTGGGGGAACCGGAGCGGCAGCCTGCGGCTTTTCATGACTGACTTTGCAGCTCTTGAGAAACGCAGTCATTCCACCGGGATAAACCGTTGTCGGCAAGCTGCTTTCACCCAGTGGAAGCGCAAAGTGGATAGACACGCTCTCTTTACTGCTACCCTTGCGGGTCTCTGTTTTGGCGGTGGCAGCGCCCACGATCGCACCCACAGGCCCAGCAACGGCAGCGCCTATCACGGCCCTGCCAATGCCGCCCTTGGTTTCGGTCACCGTCAGATCGTCAGGCGCATCCGATTCGTACCCTGCGACTTCATCAAAACTGTAAATCATGCGTGGGCCTTTATCACCACCGCGGTGCCCAAAGTAAAACAGCCGGTTGACCTTATCGATAGAAACAAAGAGTGCATCGCGGTCAAAGATGGAATCGGTCTCTTTAAATGTTCTGCGGCGGCTTTCCAGTGTAGCCCAGTATTCCGCAAGTGCAGCTGTCGGTTGCTTTGCAGCCCGAAATCCCAGTTTTGAAAAGAAGAAACTGCTACATCCGGCGCAGATTAGACCGTCCGCGCTCTTCTCGCGGTTCAGCAGACCCAACTTGCCGCCGCAGACGGGACAGATACTTGCCATGATAACCACCTCACACATATTAAATACTGCATCAGATAGGAGGACACAATGAACGAAACAGACCGGCAAGGCTACATTGACGCTATTATCAATCTTCTGGAACGCGCAGACCTGCGGGCGCTGCGCCTGATCTGGATCCACGCAAAAGGCCTTGTAAAATAGAATCAAGGTAGCAAAAGAAGGGAAGCCCTTACGGGTTTCCCTCTTTTTTTTGCAGCTTTTCAGCCATCCGCTCCAAAAGCTTCCAGTCCTCCGGCTCCAGTTCGGCCAGCATCTCAACAAACCGGCGTTTGAAGTCGTCACCCTCGTCCTCCGTGATCTCGGTAAGGAAGCTGGTGATCTTCTCCGATCTGGTGATCTGGTTGAACATCTCCCCTTCACCTGTTCGCAGCCACGTCTCGTTGACGTTAAACTCGCGGCAGATATCGGAGATTGTTCGGTCACTGGGCTCCACTACGTTTACTTCGTAGCTGCCAACTGTATTTCTTTTGAGGTTCAGTCTGTCTGCAAAGGCTTGCTGCGTCAAGTTGACCTGCTTTCGCAGTTCCTTAACTCGTTCGCCGATTGTCATGGAGCTCACCTCCGTGACCTTATTATAGCACATCGCAAAATGAAAGTCAATGAAATTTGTTTAAGAAATCAACAAAAATACCCTTGACAAATGTTGTTTAATGACTTATAATTGTCATGTAATCAACAAGCGCAAGCAAACAGGAGGTCAAAATTATGAAACGCTATAAGGTGTACGTCTACAACACGGTTGATAAGTTCTGGGACTGCTACGAGGTCAACGCAATCGACCCGGTGGACGCCCGGAACGTGGCAGTGCAACGGCTGTTGGACGAGACCGGGCACGGTCTGGATGTCTACGAAGTGACCGACGTGTGTGAGATCAAAGACTAAGGAGGACTGAACAATGAAAGAGACCATCACCGCTAAAGAGCTGGAAGAGGCAATGAACGCCATTTTGAAGCAGGCACGCAAGATGGAAGAATCCGACGATACGCAGGAGCACTTCTACGGATTCGGAATGGAAAGTGCGTTGACCTCTCTTGCAATCTATCTCAACGCGTAACCCGCCTGATGATGACCCTGCGGCAAGGGTCGAAACCACCCGGCAGCCAGCCGGGCAAGGTCGCGGGAGCCAACCGCAGAAGGAGATGATAATTTTGGCAAAGACGAAGAAGAACCGCACCGATCTGGCAGCAGAACGGTACAGCATCCCGGCAGATGGAGCACACGCAGCGGATACGCTCATCAACGTGCTGTTCGACGACTTAGAGCCGCAGGACAAGCTGTCCCTGCTCTGGATGGGAATGGGCATGGCAGCGGTACGCAAGAACGACAGCCAGAACAACCATGACGGGGTAGCGTAAGGAGGCGAGCAACCGTGAAGAATCACGAAATTCAGTTCATCGCTCTTTGCATTCAGATTTTGGCTCTGGTGGTCATTTTACTAAAGAAATAATCATGGATGCGATGGCAACACCGATTGCAAGGAGATCATAAAGCCGGTCAATTCTCTTTTCTTTTGCTTGCTCACGGTCTTTGATCTCCTGTTTTTGCTGGCTTTCTTCAAACTGCTGGCGCAGCTGCTTCAAATCTTCCGCATACCGCCGCTGTACCTCATACAGTGTAGGCTGCTGCGAGACTTGCGGACTGGAATAATTCACTTTGCTGGCGTTCAGAATGCGCTCTATTTCATCTGTACGCTGGTTCATGGATCCCCGCTGATTCATTTTTTCACCCCATCCCGCTCAAGTATAGCACAGGAGGGGCAGAGTACAAGGAGGACAAAACAAGACTATGGCAGACATCATCTTATCCACCCAGAACGGCGAGCCGGTAGCATCCAGCCGCCAGATCGCCGAGAGTTTCGGCAAGGAGCACAAGGACACACTTGAAAGCATCCGGCAGATTCTGGCGGCGGAAAATTCCGCCACCAAATCCATGTTTCACGAGACCACATTCGAGAACCGCGGTAAACAGTACCCCATGTACCTGATGAACCGTGACGGCTTTACGCTGCTGGCGATGGGCTTTACCGGCAAGGCAGCGCTGGAATGGAAGTTGAAGTACATCCAGGCGTTCAACGCGATGGAGAAGCAGCTGGCACAGCGCCCGCAGCTTTCCCGGGCTGAACTGATGGCGCAGGCACTGATCGCCGCCCACGATGAACTGGAGCACAAAGACCGGCAGATTGCGGAACTTACGCCCAAGGGCATCTTTGCAGACGCGGTAAACGCCAGCAAGAAGAGCATCCTTGTGGGCGAACTTGCAAAGCTGCTGTGCCAGAACGGCGTGCAGATCGGGCAGAACCGGCTGTTTGTCTGGATGCGGGAGCACGGATACCTCATCAGAGACCCCAAGCGCAGCGACTATAATATGCCCACGCAGCGCGCCGTGGAGCAGGGCCTGTTTGAGATCAAGGAGACCACCGTGGTGCACTCCGATGGGCACACCAGCATCAACAAGACCCACAAAGTGACCGGCAAGGGCCAGATCTACTTTGTGAACCTGTTTTTGAAGCGGTAAAGCCACGGCGTGGCGCAAGGATACAAACTTATTTTGGAGGTTACTATGAAAAAACTGCATGTGAAAGCTACGTTTATTGAGCCGGTGCTTGGCACATGGCCCGCAAACCCCAATGTGGCCCGCGAGTTTATCGCCAGCAAGTCGCCGGATGCTGCAACCATCGAGGATGAGGTGGCGGCTCTTGGCCCTGATGCGGTAGCTGACAAGGGCATGACCGTTTTCCCGCGTGACCCGGACGGCAATCCGATTTTTTACGATTACCAGATCAAGGGCTTCTTCAAGGATTCCTGCGGAATGCTTTCCCGCATCGGCGGCAAGACCGAGACTGGCAAGAAGAAGGCCGTGAACGAAAGTGGCAAGCTGACTGCTTACAAGAAGGTCATTGACGGTCTGATCTTCATTCAGCCCCGCATGATTCCGATTCTGACAAACGGAGAGATCAGCGACTGCCAGCGTCCGCTGCGTGCTCAGACCGCACAGGGCGAGCGCGTGAGCCTTGTCAACAGTGAGGAGATCCCGGCGGGCAGCACCTGCGAGTTTGACGTAATTCTTCTTGACGACAGCCACGAAAAGGCTGTGCGTGAATGGTTGGATTATGGAATTTTGCGCGGTATCGGCCAGTGGCGCAACAGCGGAAAGGGCCGCTTTGCCTACACTGCCTATGAGGTGAAGCCCTGAGAGCAAGGGCATGGCATTGACGGCCCTGATTCGCGGAGGCATTGCATCGCAACGAGACGCATGGCAAAGGCAAGGCACGGCGGTGCAAAGCAAAGGCTATGAGGTGAACTGCTGTGCAGTGGCAGCGCGCAGCATGGCAGGGAAATGCAAGGCGACGGAGCAGCATTGAACAGCGATGGCAAGGCGAAGCAACGCGGTGGCACTGAGAAGCACAGGCAGGCAAGGCGAAGGAATGGCAGAGAAAAGCGCTGATTTGATTTGCGAAGGAAACGCCGTGCGGAGCAAGCGTAGCAAAGGCACAGCAAAGAGGAGACATTTTATTAAAAAGAGAGGAGGATGCACCATGCGTCCCACAATGAGCATTCACGACTGCTGCGAGGTCATGCGGGCAAACCAGATATCTGTAGGTGAACCCACACTTATGGCCATGATTCAGGCGGGGATGTTTCCCGGGTGGTCTGTTCCCTCTGTGGACACAAAGACCGCCGCGCCGCTGATCTCCCGCGCCGGGTTTGTGGCGTGGCTGAAGGATTTCTACAAATTAAAGGAGGTATACGGAGTATGAAACTCAAATCTACTACTTACTACTGGTTGGCTGCCATTTTGGGTGGCGTTGGAATTGGCACAGCTATGGGCGCAGAGGGCACCGCGCAGACCACCGGATACATCTCCGGCGCACTGTTTGCGGTGTCGCTGGTGCTGATTCTGGCCGCTGTTCTGCTGGCTCGTCTTGGCTTTGCCGCAGAGGACAGGGAGAAAGCCGCAAATCGGTGCAAGTACGGCAAGATCAACCGCACCCACGCCCGCCCCCAAGAGCCGGAGTACCGGCAGAACCGGAGGGACGCATGAAAAAAGCCCGCCGGTGCGCCAACACCGACAGGCTGCAAGGGTTGATGGAATTTGAAAGCCCCATCACCCCGATGATATCACAAAATCGGAGGTTTTTACAGATGGAGAATGAATTGACCGTCCGGGTGGAGCGCCCGGCAATTCCGGCCATGAGCTGGAACAAGGACGAAGTTGAACGGAACCTTGACGAGATGCTGGCGGCCTACAAAGGCCGGGTCTACACCCCGGAGAGCATCAAGAGCGCCAAGGAGGACCGGGCAAAGGTCAACGGCTGGGATAAGCAGCTTGGAGCTGCTGCCACGGCAGCGAAGAAGCTCTACATGAAGCCGCTGGAAGATTTCCAGCAGAGCATCAAGGAGATGCAGGGCAAATGCAAGGAGATTTCCGGAGCGATTGACGCACAGGTCAAGGCTGTGGAGGCCGCCGAAAAGGAAGAGAAGGCTTCTACCCTGCGCCTGATCTACCGGGACAACATCGGCGAGCTGGAAGCTCTCATTCCGTTTGAACGCCTGTTGGACAACCGCTGGCTGAACAAGACGTTCGCCATTGCGGAAGCAAAAAAGACGCTGTGCAAAGCCATCGAGGGCATCCGCAGCGACCTCGACTTTATCCGCGAGAACTGCGGAGAGGATGTCGAACCCTGCACCACCGAATACCTGCGCAACCTGAGCGTGAACGAGGCCGTCCGCGAGCATACCCGCCGCGAGAAGTCCCGCGCTGCACAGAGGGACGCAGAGTCCGCCAGAGAAGCGGCAGAGCGGGCGCGGATGTCGGCTCCGGTAATTGTTCCCCCGACCGCAGAAGAACGCGAGATGCGGGCGCAAGCCGCCGCAGCAACGCAAGCTGCCGCATTCATCACGCCGGATGGCCGATTGGATGTCGAGGCGATGCAGACGATGGCTGCCGCGCAGCCCAGCGCACCGGCCCGCAAGAAGTATTATTTCTGGGTCGAGTTCAGCCCGGAAGACATCAAATGGTTCCGTCAAGCTGCCAAGGAACGCGGGTTCGATTTCGGCAGCATCAAATAATCTTCAACATTCTAGGAGGTAACAAAAATGGGTTTCACTTCACGCGCTGGCGCTGCTGCGCCGAATACCACTACCACAGTTCAGAGCCGCTCCTTCGCTGCTCAGGTCAAGCAGAGCGAAGCAATGCAGCCGGTCGCAGAATCTAAGCCGGTCGAAATCGAGAGTATGGACGGCCAGCATCTGACCGTCACCTTCGATGAAGTGCGGAACTTTATCTGCAAGGAAGCTACCATCGCCGAGTGCCGCATCTTCTTGGAAACGTGCAAGCAGTACCACCTCAACCCCTTCACGAAAGAGTGTTATCTCATACACTACGACAACAAGAACGGCGACAGCGCGTCCACCATCGTGCTGGGCAAGACGTGCTATATGAAGATGGCCGAGCGTCACCCTCAGTATGATGGCTTTGAGGCTGGCGTGATTGTCTTTGTTCCTGAAGTTGGTGAGCTCATCCACCGCGAAGGATCCATCGTCTACGAGGACGAGAAGCTGGTCGGCGGCTGGGCTAAAGCCTACCGTAAGGACCGCAGCCGCCCCTTCTACGAGGAAGTGAAGCTGAGCGAGTACGACACCAAGAAATCCATGTGGGTAACGAAGCCGGCAACGATGATTCGTAAGGTGGCCCTTGTCCACGCGCTGCGAGAATCCTTCCCGGCCACGTTTGGCAGCCTCTACGATGAGAGCGAGGTTCCGGTAGATGCAGAAGCACCCTACCGCGAGGTCGAGAACGAGCAGCCCGAAATCGGCGCTATGCAGCCCCGCAAGCTGAAGCCGAAAAAAGAGCAGCCCGAACCGTTTGCAGTCGAAACCACCGACACCAACGATGATCCGTTTGGCGGTGATGCCGAATGATTATTCAGACAAAGACCGGGACGAAGATCACCGGAACCCTCTCTCGCGACCCTAGTCTAAAGGAAACGAAGACCGGAAAGCCGTTCCTCAGCTTGAGCGTCAAGGCTCATAGTACAAAAGATGCCTCCGGCAACCGGAGCAATATGTTTGTCGAGTGCTGTATTTGGAGCGATCTCGACAAGTGGGACGGCCTCCTTCAGAAGGGCGATTTTGTCGAGATTTTCGGTGGCGAGCTGAAAAGCAATACCGGCGCGAACGGTACAACCTACTGGAACCTGCATAACGTCGAGGGCGTTGTCGTTGGCGGGCTTGTTGCTGCCCGGTGGGTTCAGATGGCAATCGACATGATGCATCCGACCGGACAGGCAGGAACCAATGACTTTGCACCGGTGGAGGACGAAACACCCTTTGACCCCGGCGCACAACCGGCGCAAACGGCTTTTCCGGCTGAACCGGTAAAACAACCAGCCTCGGCAGCTTCGCCCGACTACAACGGCGATGACCGCCCGATTTCGGACACAGACGACTTGCCGTTCTGATTCACCGTTGAGAGAAAGGAGGTGAGCAAATGGCAATTTTTCGTTGCGTTTCGCCAAACTTTTGGTCAGACCCGAAGGTGGACGATGACTTCACCCCGGAAGATAAATACTTTTATCTCTACCTTCTCACCAATCCGCACACCACTTTGAGCGGATGCTATGAGCTGGGCAAGCGGCAAGCGAGCAGAGAGCTTGGATACAACGAAGAGACCGTAGACCGACTTATCCACCGAATGGAAACTGTTCACAACGTTATCCGCTATGACAAGGCAACGAAAGAGATATTGCTTCTTAACTGGCACAAATACAACTGGTCGAAATCACCAAAATGCCTGAAGGGCGTTGAGTATTCGCTGCAAAACATCAAGAGTGATGCGTTCAGAAAATACTGTGCAGATACCCTATCTATACAGTATCGGTACAGTATAGATACAACTGTATCTGTAACTGCTACTGTAACTGAACCTATTACTGAAACTGTTATCTATCCTAATAGAGATAGCTTAAATAATAGCAAAGAGAAAGCCCCGGCAGCCGATGCAGACCTCGCCCAGATTATTCAGCGGTACGAGGAAGTTGCAGGCAGCTTTCCGCGTTCAGCGCTGGATAAGCTGCAAAGATGGCGGCAGGCTTTCGACACAGACATGATCTTGCTGGCAATTGACCGGGCAGCGGAAGCAAATAAACGGTCGTGGGCCTACATAAACGGAATCTTAGCCAGTTGGCAATGCGAAGGTGTTCGGACGGTTGGCGATGTAGCTGCAAACGATGAGAGTCGCCAGCAGCCGCGGTCCGGCAGCGCTACCGGTGGCAGAAAGCCGGCAGAAAGCACGAGAGACCAGCTTGCCCGGGTGCTGGGCAACATGGACAAAGAAAGGGGTTTTGAAACATGACCAAGGAAGAGGCGGCGGAGCTGATCTTGATGAACGCGACGCTGTACAAGCTGGGCACCAAGCCGTTGACTGACGACGAGATGAAAACCACCATCGACATTTGGACGTATCAGTTCCGGGATTATCCCGGCGAAGTGGTGAAGCGGGCGTTCCTCGCAGCGAACCGCGTCTGTGTCTATCCCATCACGGTGGCCGATATCTACAAGCAGCTTTCCCAGTGCATCGACCCGGAAGCAGAGTGGGGCGCGCTGGCTGAGGCTGCCCGCAAGGCACAGAGGTTCCTCAGCTGGCGCAACTTCCCGATGGTAACCGGCATCGACGAGAAAGGCGGGCTGCTGCGTAGTGACGGGCAGAAAGAGCTGAAATCCCTGTATGACCAACTCCCCCCGGCGGCAAAATCCTATGCCTGGAGCGTTGGAGGGCTTGCAGAGCTGGCTGAAATGCCAGACCTTACATACCGCCGTGCCGAATTTTTGAAGCAGGCGCAGGCCGATATCACTACCGCCCCGCGTGAAGCTGCAAGGCTGCGGGCGAGTGAGCCGCTAAGGAAGGAGATTGAAAAATGAGCGAAAAACGTATGGTCTACGCGGAGGACGTGATTCAGAGAATCCGCGACCTAGCCCCGGAAATCCTGGGCGGCTGGTATAACCCGGACATGGAGAACGAGTTGGAGCAGCTTGTTTGCGTTGTGGAAAACACTCCGACGGCAGCGGCGGCGGACGCCCAGCGCTGGCGCTACACGGCAGAGGAACCTCCAAAGGAGGAAGACGGCGACTGCTGCGGCCGCGTTCTGATCGCCCACTCCGGTGCCCACTGTGCGGTCGCTACGTCCTTACAGTACGCCAAAAAGAACCCGGAGGCGGTCCGCGTTTGGATGCCACTTCCGAAACTACCGTGGGGGGCTGAAAAATGAGTAAAGCTGTTTTGCTGAGCATCAGGCCTGAATGGTGCAAGAAAATTCTTGACGGAGAAAAGACAGTTGAGGTGCGCAGGACTTGCCCTGTGCATGGGACGCCGTTTAAGGCGTACATCTACTGCACTTTGGCCGGGAGTGACAGCCTGTTTATGGATGTCCTCAACCGGGATGTGGCCGCGTGGAACCGTGGCGGCTGGCCAGAAAAAAGGGGGCGCGTCATTGGCGAGTTCACCTGTAAGAAAATTACTGGCCTAACCCATGTTGGAGAAACAGGAAACTGGGAACCGGCAAGCCTGTACGTTATGGCACCCGGATCATATTACAAACCAGCAGATGAACTTCTTGAAGCAGCCTGCATGAGCAAGGAAACCGCCGAAAAATATCTCAAAGGCCGTGACGGCTGCGGCTGGCACATCTCCGACCTGAAGATTTATGACAAGCCCAGAGACCTTGATGAATTTTCAAGATTTGGCTTTTTGGGAATGGGCAGATCAAATTGTGTTTGCGGAAATCGGCGTTGTAAAAACTATGAACCGTCTTATCACTACATGACTCCACCGACTTGCAAAATTGAAGGGTGCTCTATTTATCGCCCGCCCCAAAGCTGGTGCTATGTGGAGGAAAAGCCATGAAGAAGCAACCTGTTATCCCGACACCCTGCCCGAAATGCGGCAGCACTTACCTGGCCCATGGGAAACCCTATGGCTGCGCAACGCCCTGGCTTGTTGCCTGGCTTGGCAGCCTGCACGGCGTTGTATGTACCGCGTGCGGCCACTACAAGCCCACGGTGATTGCCTGGAACAGGGAATGGGAGAAGAAAAAATGAGTAGTGAAGGTATAGTGAAGGTATTTGGAAGGCTGCCGCCTGGCTGGCATCTGCTGCTGTGGCCGTTGCCTGCATCCTGAAAACCGGGAACGCGGACTTTTTGCAGATTCTTGCCTTTCCGTTTTTTGTTTGCATTTTGACTTGAAGGAGGCGGCGACAATGCCCGAAAAAAGCGAATTTGACAAGGCACTCGGAGAGCTGTACGACCTGACCGAATGGGAGAACGCAGAAGCAGCCCTTCGAGAGCTCCACGCACGGAAGCCGGAAATGGAACGGCTTTACATTGACGGCAAGATTTTGCCCGGTGAACTGCAAGCTCTGGTCATGGTGAACAACTGCCTTGAAAGAGAATTTATCCATCGGCAGCTTGCGACAGGCCAGCCGCTTCACCTGAACATTTGAGAGAAGGCACACCCATGATCGAGAAAGAATCCATTTTTAAGGCTTGGACAATCGACCTCCACGAGCGCTTCCCGCACTGGCCGTATAAGAAGCCAAAACCGGGCCATGAGGGCTTCCGCCTTCTGGACGGGCCCGCGCCTGACTTCCGCCGCATGACCGTGGAAGAATTTGAAACCCTGCCCGCTGGCGTATGGATGGACGTCAAAAAGGCCCTGCCACCTCTGGAACACCCGGTTTTGACCGTGGACGCCTACGGCAACTACCACACCCGCACAGAATACACCGACACCCCGGAGGTCCCGTTCTGCATCGCCTACAACGACGGCCGTTTCTGGCCGCCGATTGCATGGAGCAAGTTCGAGCCGTTGAAACAAGGCGGTGATTGATGAATGAGCGATGAAAGGGAGGACCCACGCATGGACATGGGCAGAAACAGCGAACATTACAGCGACCCCACACCCGGCACGGCCTGGGAGAATATGCGCAGGGAGGAAAAGCGGCTGGATGCCGCCCGCCTTGTTGTGGTTTCGGCCCTGGTGCCGATTCTTCGCCAGACGGCCGACATCGCAGGATTCGAGATCATAGGCCGCATCCCGCTGAGGGACAAGGCCACTGGGAAGGAGTATCGGTAATGAGTGATACGAAAGAAGTTATCGCTACCTGCCGCGATACGATGCTGACCGCCCTTGAGAAGATTGGCGGGCAGAGCCTCATTTGTTCGTGGACGCGCCGGGACGGTACGGTGGTCAGACTGTCGCTGAAAATCATGCCCCACAACGAGGACACCATTGCAGATGCCATCTGCGACATGGACGATGAGGAGCTGGCCAAGCGCCTTATCCCCATTGTCGTGAACCAGATGTGCGAGGACCATGTACCCACGGAAGAAGAGGCGCTGAAGTGGCTCCAGCAGCCTGCCAGCTGCCTGAAGGAGTAAGGAGGACGAAATGGTAAAACACTACAAGATTGACTGTGACAAGGTAGAGGACAGAAAGGCACTGACCGTCATTCTCGCAATGAACGGCTACACCGTCCGCATGGGCAAAGAGAATCGCGGCGGAAAGTCCACCTTGACCTATTTCGTGGAGTATTGGAGGGCTGACGATGAAGGGTAACGCAGCGGCCAGCGCCCGCCGCAGCTACATGGGCGCACGGAGCCGCGCAGAAGGCGCAGGTTTTGAGACCATCATCAGCTCCGCTTGCGACTACTACCGCGCAATCGGGCGGGCAGACATCGAGAAAACCCCGGAGCCGATGAAGCCCATCGGTGGTGCAGATCGCTCCGGCAGATTCCTCGCCTGCTACACCAAACAGGCGCAGCCGGACTACAAAGGCGTTCTCTTAGGCGGTAGAGCGGTCGTTTTCGAGGCAAAGCACACCGACACCGGTCGTTTGTTGTACGACCGCGTATCAGCCGAGCAAGCCGCCTGTTTGCGCCGGATATCACGGCTGGGTGGTATCGCGTTCGTTCTGTGTTCATTCAATGGCCGGGAGTTCTACCGCATTCCGTGGCCGATCTGGGAAGACATGAAGAACGTGTTTGGCCGGAAGTACATCACCCCGGCGGATTTGGCAGAGTACCGTATCCGCGTTGCGGCGCCCGGAGTGTTGCTATTTTTGGAGGGAGTAAAGGAGAAAAAAGATGATCTTCACATGTGCACCTGAAAATAAGCGAGACGGTGTGGACTACCACACGGTCAAGGCGTGGTTCCAGCAGTGCCGGGATATGGCTGCGGCGGTTGAAGCCCAAAAACAGAAGATCCAGCGCATCCGGGAAGTTGCCGAAAAGACCACACCAAGCCTGAACGGGATGCCCGGCGGCGGTGGTGCCGGTGACAAGGTTGGGCTTGCTGCAGCAGATATCACGGATGAGCAGCGCCGTCTGCAGCAGATGGAAACAGACCTGTGCCTGCTGCGCATTGAAGCCACCCGGCGGGCATACTGTATCACGGAAAGCAAATCCAGCAAAAAACAGGCTGACTGCCTGTGCCTGTACTACGTCAAGAACAAAAAGCAGCGCGAGGTTTGCGAGGAACTGGGGCTTTCAGAAGAAAACCAGGTCTCCATCTACATAAAGTGGGGCAGCATCTATCTGGCAGAGATCTGGGACAGCTTCGGCAATGTTGCACAAACCGCACAAAACCCGCCCTGATTCTTTGTGACGCTCCTTCATGCTGCAAATATCCAACTAAAAGAAGCGATGTGCTAAAATTGGTATAAGCGGAACCGCCGAAAGCGGTGAGACGCTTGCCACGCAGTCTCCGAAACGAATCCCCCCAAAATGCTTTCCTCCCAAGGCTTGACAGGCATTTTTCTTCCTCTCGTTTCGCGGGCTGCTTCTATGCCGTTATAGCTCAATTGGCAGAGCGCCGCCGAGTTAAGGCGGGACAACGTTGGTGACACATCTCTGACATCACTGCGCACTTAACCAATGCGCATATACAGACTTGATGGTGCCGGTTCGAATCCGGTTAACGGCTCCGACACGCTGCTCTCCCGAAGCAGCGACCACCTGACGCATGGGCTGACATCCCGCTTGTGGCTGCGTGTAGAGTGGCAGGGTATCCTTACCTGCCCTCACAACCTCCGCACGCACCGGAGGCCACATAATCCGTACACCGGTTTCCATAAACCCCCGGCAGGATGTGCGTCAACAGAACCAGCATGGAAACGTGCTGGTTTTTCTTTTGTTATATGCCGCCTGAGCGCAGTTTGGAGCGCGGCGCGTGTGTGTAGACACGGCTGGTTCGATTCCAAGGGCGGCTTTTTATATTCCCATAGTTCAAGTGATGGAACAGCGGTCTCCAAAACCGCAGGCTGCAGGTTTGAGCCCTGCCGGGAATGCCATTTGCGTACCCTGTGAGGGGGCTGCGCAGATAGCGGGGCATCTGGCCGCGAAAGTACCGGATGCAGCGGCGCTCCACCGTTTACGTTGTCCGAGAAGCTGAATGTATACCGGGAGCGCTGCTTATTTTGATATTCTGACCGTTCGGATTTCCGGGCGGTTTTTCTTTTGCGCAAGTTTAGAGAGGTGGTGGCGGTGGCCTACAGCAAAAACAAAAGGATAGGCAGACCGCCCGTCTTTGAGAGCAAAGAAGAACTTGAGAAAAAAATCGAAGAGTTTTTCAAAAGCTGTGAAGGGACCGTCCTAGAAGACGAAGCCGGAAAGCCTGTTTTGGACAAATACGGAAACGTGATAAAAATCGACGAACGCCCAGAAACAGTCACTGGCTTGGCTTTAGCATTGGGGTTTAAGTCTCGGCAATCTTTGATTGACTATCAAGGAAAGGCTGAGTTTTCTGACACGATAACGCGCGCGAAGCTTCGATGCGAGAGATACGCCGAAGAACGGCTCTATGATCGCGATGGAAACGGCGGGGCAAGATTCAGCTTGCAGGTCAATTTCGGGTGGAGCGATAATCCGAAAGAAGCGGAGCAGGAAGAGCGTCACGATGATGGTTTGATAAAGGCATTGAATGCCGCCGCGGACCTCAGCCCGTCGGATGACGTGGAAATGCTGCCAGAGGAAGAGGACGACAATGCGGAAAAGTAGCGGTTTTCGCTGGAAAGCCATCAGCCAGCGGCAAAAGATGGTTCTTTGCTGGTGGACACCGCAGAGCGCATACAGCGGCTACAACGGCATCATTGCCGATGGTGCTATCCGCTCGGGCAAGACCTTTGCCATGAGCTTTTCTTTTGTACAGTGGGCTATGACCTGCTACAGCGGCCAGCAGTTTGCCATGTGCGGAAAGACCATCGCCAGTTTCCGGCGCAACGTGCTGGGCACACTCAAGCAGCAGCTTGCAGCCCGTGGCTACAACGTCAAGGAGCACCGGGCGGAAAACTGCATGACCGTCAGCAAGGGCGGCAGAACCAACGAGTTTTACTTTTTCGGCGGCAAGGACGAGAGCAGCCAAGACCTGATCCAGGGCATCACCCTTGCCGGTGCATTCTTCGACGAGGTGGCCCTGATGCCGCAAAGCTTCGTCAATCAGGCCACAGCCCGTTGCTCTGTCACCGGGTCAAAGTTCTGGTTCAACTGCAACCCGGGCAGCCCGCAGCATTGGTTTTATCTCGAGTGGGTGCGGAAATGCCGTTCCCGCAAGATGATGTATCTCCATTTCACGATGGACGACAACCTGTCACTTTCCGAGGACATCAAGGCCAGATACCGCAGCCAGTACAGCGGCGTTTTCTATCAGCGCTACATTCTGGGGCTGTGGACGGTGGCTGAGGGCCTTGTATATGACATGTTCGACCACAAGAAGCACGTCATTGACGTGCTGCCGGAGCTTTCGCCAAAGAGCGCCTATGTGGCGTGCGACTTTGGCACCCAGAACGCAACGGTTTTTTTGCTGCTCCAGAAGCAGGCGGATGCAGACTGCTGGATCGTCACCCGGGAGTACTACTACAGCGGCCGCGAACAGAAACGCCAGAAGACCGTGGGCGAGTACGTCACAGACCTCAAGGCGTGGCTGGGCGGTATCAAGCCGGAGAGGGTCATTGTTGACCCCTCTGCCCTGCCCCTGATTACCGAGCTGCGCAAGAACGGCTTTACCCAGACCCCCGCAAATAACGACGTCCTGAGCGGAATTCTGGACGTGCAGACCATGCTGCAGACCGGGCGGCTGAAGATCTACAAAGACTGCAAGCACACGCTGGAAGAGTTCGGCGTGTACGCTTGGGATCCAGACAAAGACGACACCGTGCTGAAGGTCAACGACCACTGCATGGACGCTATCCGCTATTTCGTGCGCACAAAGCGCCTTGTAAAATTGAGGGATTGATTTTGAGCACTGTATATACATTCCAGACCTTTCAGCAGGCGCAAGCCGCCGGGGAACAGCCTGATTTCATCCGGCGGTTCGTGCAGCAGCACTGCGCTTCCGAACCGTACAGGATGGCACTGAATGCTGACCTGTACGATGCCCAGAAAAACCCGGGAGCTGAACGCTTCGCACAGACTTACGCTTTAATGCTGAAACGCCTGTCCAAAAACACCAAGCCGGACACCCCACACCCCGATATGGTCAAGAGCAATCTTTTCCGGCGGCTCAACAAGCAGCGGGCAACCTACTCCCTCGGCAACGGCGTAGTCTTTGCGGACGATGGCGTGGACAAGGAAAGGCTGGGGCAGAGCTTCGACGAGCAGATCCAGAAGGCCGGATATTTCGCCCTGATCCACGGTGAGAGCTTCGGATTCTGGAACAGCGATCATCTGGTGGTTTTCAAGCTGACCGAGTTTGCTCCCCTGTACGATGAAAAGACAGGCCTTTTGCAGGCAGGCGTGCGCTTCTGGCGGCTGAACCCGGACACGGATATGCACTACATCCTGTACGAGCTGGACGGCTTTACCGAGTACACGGAAAGCCGAATCGGAAATGTGATGCAGGAGACAACGCCGAAACAGGCATACAAGAGCGTGACCGTCACCACCCCCGGCGGCGGGTTAGAAAGCGTGGAGGGCGAAAACTACAGCGCCATGCCCATTGTGCCGCTGTGGGGCTCAGACCTGCACCAGAGCACCCTTGTGGGGCTGAAAGCCTACATTGACAACACCGATCTGGTGATGTCTGGCTTCTGCAATGACCTGCAGGACTGCGCGCAGATTTACTGGCTGTGCGAGAACTTCAACGGTATGACGGACGACGAGCTTGTGGAGTACCTCACCAAGCTGAATCTGTACCACATTGCAGGCGCAGACACCAGCGCGGGCGGCAAGATCACCCCATACACCACCGAGATTCCTGTGAATGCCCGGCAGACTCTTTTGGAGCTGCTACACACCCGGGTGTATGAGGACTTCGGCGGTCTGGATGTGCACTGTGTCAGCGCGGACAGCACCAACGACCATCTGGATGCAGCCTATGAACCGCTGAACCAGAACGCAGACGACTTCGAGGCGCAGGTCAAGCCGTTCATTCGGCAGATCTGCGCACTGGCTGGCTTTGACAACGCTATGCCGACATTCAACCGCAGCAAGATCACAAACACAGCTGAACAGGTCGCAACGGTGATTTCTGAGGCGCCGATCATCGGGCAGGACGTGGCAATCGATCTGCTGCCCAACCTGACCCCGGAGCAGAAGGAACAGGCCAAGGCTGCGCTGATGGCAGAGAGCGCAACGCGGGAGACCGTGGACGATGGAGAGGAGGAAGAAGATGGCAACAGGTGAGACTTACGAAGAGTTTGTGGAAAAGTTCAAGCCGAAAAAGACCACAGACGACTGTTACACACCACCCAGCATTTACGCAGTTATCCGGGACTGGACGTGCAAGGAGTACGGCATCGACCCAGCCAAAATTGTGCGCCCGTTTTACCCCGGCGGCGATTATGAGAATTTCGACTACCCGGAGGGTACCGTTGTTCTGGACAACCCGCCGTTTTCAATCCTGTCCAGAATCTGCGGGTTCTATCTCGATCGTGGCATTCCGTTCTTCCTATTCGCTCCATCTTTGACAGCGCTTTCTGGAAGGGCAAATAATATGCGGATGAACCATATCATTTGCGACTGTAGTATCGAGTACGAAAACGGTGCAATCGTCCGAACAAGTTTTGTGACCAGCTACGGCGGGGATATCATAGCGCAGACAGAACCTCGCCTGACGAAACTGGTAAACGATGAGGTAGAGCGCCTGCGACGTACCAAAACGGTACAGATGCCAAAGTATACATACCCGGATCATATTGCGACGGCTGCAATGCTCCAACGATACAGCCATTACGGTGTAGATTTCAAAATTCATAAAAAGGACTGCGCTCCGATTTATGCGCTGGACGCACAACACTCCACGGGGAAAGCTATTTTTGGCGGAGGCCTGTTGCTGTCTGACCGCCTCGCCGCAGAGCACGCCGCTGTCAGAAGGACTGTGGCTGAGAGGGCTGCGGCTGAGAGGGCTGCGGCCACAAAATGGGAGTTGTCCACTCGCGAGCGCGGCATTGTGGAGTATCTGAACAGCCATGAAACAAACCGACCTTGACCGCATCTCCACCCGGCAGCTGAACAGGCTGCGCCGCCGCATTTTGCGTGTATACGGCACCGCCCGCCGGGAAATGACTGAGCAGCTGACCGAGTTTCTGGAGCATTACCAGAAGCTGGACGCCTACAAGCGGGCGCAGCTGGAAGCCGGGAAGATCACCGAGAGCGACTACCGCACATGGCTGCGGAATCAGGTGTTTCAGTCCGAGATGATGCACCAGAAGCTGGACAACATCACCCAGACGTGCACCACAGCCCAGCAGACGGCGTACAAACTGGCGCGGGATGAACAGTACGATATCTTTGCCCTTGGCGCAAACTGGGCGTTCTACGAGCTGGAACAGTCCGCAGGCGTGGCTTTCAACCTGACCTTGTACAACACCGAAGCGGTCAAGCGGCTGTTGCTGGAGAATCCCAAGCTGGTGCCAAACAAGCGCATCAAGAGCGAGAGCAACAAGACCTACGACGCCCGGGTGTTCAACCGGTACGTCACAAAGGGCATCATTCAGGGTAAGAGCGTCCATGACATTGCGGTGCAGGCTGTGCAGGGCATGGCAGACACCGAGGTGCACTGGGCGATGAATAACGCCATCACAGCCCTTACCGGAGCACAGAACGCCGGGACGATGCAGCAGCTGCGCAACGCTCAAGCCATTGGCATTGAGGTGCAGAAGCGCTGGAACAGTACGTTGGACTACCGCACCCGCGAGACGCACCGGCTGCTGGATCAGGAAACCGCCGACCTAGACGAGCCGTTCAAGGTGCAGGGCTACGAGATACAGTACCCCGGAGACCCAAACGCAGCGCCGGAAATGGTTTATCACTGCCGCTGCAAAGTGACCGGGGCGCTTGTAAAGTACCCACGGCAGAACGCCCATCGGCGGGACAACACGACAAAAGAGGTCACATCTGACCTGACCTATACCGAGTGGTACAAGGCAAAGGGCGGCACTGAAAAAGAGCAAATGTGGTGGGCAGAAGAGAGAAAACGCAGAAAGGAGAGTGCCAAGAATGAGTAAACGTGGCTCTGGTAGTTCTACAAGGGCAAGTAGTGGCTTTGTAGACCATTCCAGATATGCAAAACAGCACAACGATATTGTTTCTTTTGTAAAAAAACAAGTCGGTGTTGATTTGAACAAATACCGGGACGGTGATGGTTCTTCTCCGTCAACAAGTTCTTTTTGGGAAAAAGACGGCGCAAAAGTCGCATTTGACCTGAAAGGAATGTCATTAAGCGACCGCACAAAATTGATGCAGCTTGCCCAAAAGCCTTTCGGAGTTGTCGTTGAACCAGCTGGCGGGTGGGTTGGATTTGTTTCCAGAAAGAAGAAAAAGTAAGGCTTGTAGGGATAAAACGTGGTTCTGCCGATGGAAAACACTGAGAAAATGATTTTTCCGGGCGTGGGCAAGTATGGCATCCCTGAAATCAAGCCAGAAACGGACATCCGCATTGACAAGCTGGAATGGATCCCGGTCAATTATGCACTGACCGCCAAAGACAAGGCCACAAAAGGCGTGCACTTTTACAAGGACGATTACCAGTTTGAACGGTTCTGGAACAACCCTGACAAATACATTCCCCTTTTGCAGCAGTTCGGCGCGGTATGTTCGCCGGATTTTTCTTTGTACAGTGATATGCCGCTTGCGGTGCAGCTTTTCATGCACTACAAAAAGCACTGGCTTGCCGCATACTGGCAGGCGCACGGAATTCACGTTATTCCAACGCTCTGCTGGTGCGGCGAGCAAAGCTATGACTGGTGCTTTGACGGCGAGCCCAGAAACGCCATCGTGAGCATTTCAAGCCACGGCACACAATCCGACCCATACGAAGCGGAATGCTTTGCCAAACACTGCCGCAAGGCGCTGGAAGTGCTGCAACCGAGCAGCATTTTGTGGTATGGCAAATGCCCTGATGAATTTGACTGGAACGTTACCAAAATAAAACCATTCCAATACGAAAGGAGGCACTACCGTGAGTAAACGAGGTTCAGACAGTTCCGCAAGAACTAGCGGGTTTGCAACGCTAAAAGGGGAAAAAGCTGCAATTCAATCGGCTGAAGATAATCGCAAGATTTTAAACGAAGCATTAAATGACCAGATACAATTTGCAAATGCGGCAAAAAGCAAATACGGAGAAGCACGTGTAAATGACATGGTGGACAGAATGCAACGCGCAAAGTCTGTAATCAATTCCACCAGTAATGCAAATGACTTATCAAACCTGTTTCACCCGCAAAATCTTACATACGGAGCAAATGGCCCAAATAGCAAAAAGGCTTCTCCTGAACAAATCAAAATGTTGGCGCTTAATTCAATTATGAATGCCGGCAAAAAAGACCCAAACAGAACATATATGAGTGAACTTGAAAAAAAACTTGCAAAAATATTCAAAAAATGAAATTTAACTACGACATCAAATTCACCGACAACACCCCGCAGCTGCATGAAGCGCTGGAAGCGTGGGTGGAACGGGTGCTGACCATCTGGGGCATGAAGGTGCAGGACTATGCACAGCTTCTTGTGCCCACAGGCACGGCAGACAGCACCGGCATAGAGGGCTATGTTGGCGGTGCGCTGAAAGCATCCCTTACCTACGTTGTATCAGCGGTTCAAAAGACCGTGACCATCGGTTCAAACCTGTTTTACAGTGTATACGTGGAGTTAGGCACCGGTATTTTTGCAGAGAAGGGCAACGGACGCAAAACGCCGTGGGTCTGGCAAGACTTCAACGGCAAGTGGCATTTTACCCGGGGCATGGCTCCCCGCCCCTTCCTGCGCCCGGCGGTGGAAGATCACATCAAAGAACTGCAAGAGATTGCAGTTGAGGAAGCAGAGAAGGGAGAATAACATGACAGAAAAAGAGAGACTTGAAGATTTGCTCACAATGCATTGTTTTCTCAAAGAAAGAGGACTTGCTATTGCAGAACAGGCAGAAAAAGATATCAAGGAAACCAAAAAGAAGCTCTTAACAATCGAGAGCTGCGTGGAAAAAGAAGTGCTGATGAAAAAGTTTTTAGAGGAAGGAAAAGAAGCCACTAAAAACTTGCAAGCCCTTTGCGATTTGGTTTATGGCGATGGTAGAGCAAAGGTTGAGATAACGGTATCGGTTGACGCGGATAAGCCGATATTCAGCAAAGAAGAGGTAACTGTTATCAAAGAAGGCTTGGATTTTTGCAAAGGAGAATAAACATGAAAAAGTTTTTTACAGTAATTACACTTTTGGCCGTGTTGCTTCTTTGCGGCTGTTCGGAAGCTGACAAGGCCAATGCCAACATCTCCAAGCAAGCCGATTACTTTGAGAGTGAGCGCAAGATCACCGTTTACAACGCCCGCACCGATAAGATCATCATGGAAGCCGAGGGCTACATGTCCATCTCCAACAACTCGAACAACGAGTTGGTCTGCACGGTGAAAATCGGCCCGGACACCTACCGCAAGAATTACATCTACCTGAACGGCTACACTATGTATGTGGTGGAGGACATTACCGGCACCCATACAGACCCGTACCACTATAAACTCTATTTCCACACGGATATTCTTCCTAGCGTGGAAACAAGACCGTAAATTTAATACTCAGCGGTTGACGCACAGCGCCAGCCGCTTTTTTATGCCGTTTTCGCACAACTGGCAGTGCTCCCGGCTCATAACCGGGCAGTTGCAGGTTCGACCCCTGCAAGCGGCACCACACCGGCAGCACGTCCGGCAAAACAACCTGATTGCCAAGCATGGCAGCCCGAGCAAGGGCAGAAAGGACGAACACACATGGCACTCAAAAGAGCAGATATCCGCAAGATTCTGGAAAACGCCGAAACCTCCAACGATGACAAGGCAAAAGCCATTCTGGACGCCTTGCACGAGGAGACCGATGCCCTCCGGGACGAGTTGGATACCGAGAAAAACGCCCGCGTTGCAGCGGAAAAAGAACGGGACGCAGCCAACAGCGGTAAGCAGACCGCAGAGCAGGCGCTGACCGACTACAAGACCCAGCAGACCAAGAAGGACGCCCATGCAGCCAAGGAATCCAAGTTCCGGGAGCAGCTTAAGGCCGCAGGCGTGCTGGAAAAGTACTTTGACCGCATCGTGCGCCTGTCTGGCGAGGACATCGACAAGATGGAACTGGACAGCAAGGGCAATGTGAAGAACGCGGACAAGCTGGCTGAGAGCCTGAAAACCGATTGGAGCGATTATGTGGGCAGCACCACCACCAAGGGCGCACCGGTGGACAACCCGCCCGCAAACACCGGCTCCAAAATGACCAAAGACCAGATTTTTGCAATCAAGGACGCGGGCGAGCGTCAGGCAGCGATTGCAGCAAATGCCGACCTGTTTACAGGCGGCGGGAAGGAATAAGCTATGGCAGCAAAAGAAAATCTGATTACCACCACCGAGATCACCGTCAACCCCCGCGAGATCGACTTCGTGACCCGCTTCCAGCGCAACTGGGATCATCTGCGGGAGATCATGGGCATCATGCGCCCCATCCGTATGCAGCCCGGCATTGTGCTGAAGAGCAAGTATGCACAGGGCACCCTGCAGAGCGGCACCGTGGCAGAGGGCGAGGAGATCCCCTACAGCCAGTACACCGTCAAGGAAAAGGACTACGGCAAGATCACCATCGAGAAGTACGCCAAGGCCGTATCCCTTGAGGCTATCCAGAATTACGGCTATGAGGTTGCCGTGCAGAAGACCGATGATGAGTTCCTGTACGACCTGACCGCAAAGGTCACCGACAAGTTCTACAAGTACCTGAACACCGGCAGCCTGAAGGGCACGCCCAAGACCTTCCAGATGGCTCTGGCAATGGCAAAGGGCAGCGTGGAGAACAAGTTCAAGAACATGCACCGCACCGTCACCGGTGTGGTGGGCTTTGCAAACGTTCTGGACGTGGCGGAGTATCTGGGCACCGCAAACATCACCATCCAGAACCAGTACGGCTTCCAGTACATCAAGGACTTCATGGGCTACAACACCATCTTCCTGCTGTCCGACGGCGAGATCGCAAAGGGCAAGGTCATTGCCACCCCCGTGGACAACATCGTGATGTACTACGTTGACCCCTCTGACAGCGACTACGCAAAGGCCGGTCTGGTGTACACCACCGCAGGCGAGGCCAGCAACCTGATCGGCTTCCATACGCAGGGCAACTACACCACCGCGGTGTCCGAAAGCTTTGCCATTACCGGCGTGACCCTGTTTGCCGAGTATCTGGACGGCATCTCCGTCCAGACCATCACCCCGGTCGAATCGGTCTAATCTACAAAGGAGGTGACCCCGCATGACTGTGCCAGAACTTTGCGTGTACACGCGAAACTTCTTTGACCGGTACGATGACCCCACCGCCGGGGAATTTACCTTCACGGCAGATACTGTCCCAGCCGTGGTGTCCGCCGGGCAGTATTTCCTTGTGTGCGGGTCTGTTTTCAATGACGGCGTGCACAAGGCGGGAGACGGAGACCTTACCCCGGAAACCTTTACCGGCACGGTGCAGCCTATGCGCGTCCCTCCTGATTTTGTGGCACTTGCCCAGAAGATCACCGACTACGATGCAGCCGACCCCGGCGGCGGGCGCTATGTTTCCCAGTCCTTCAACGGATGGAGCGGCGCCATGGCCACCGGCACGGACGGCTTGCCCGCAGACGGCTGCACCCGCTACCGCCGGGAGATCAACCAATGGAGGAAACTGTAATGCCTGTAAACGATTTCACCAAGTTCACCGTGATGGAGAATTTTACAAAAAAGTTCTGCTTCATGGAAAAAAAGCTGGTATCGGACGGCCTGTTTGGCTCTACAACCACATGGGAGGACGGCATGGAGTTCCTTGCCGTAGAGCGCCACGACCAGACCATTGAAGCGCAGCAGGCAGAGCAGCAGGGCACGGCATCCACCTACTCCCTCTATGTGGATAAGGGCATCAAGCTGTCCCCCTTCGACCGCATCAAGCGGCTGGACGATGGGCAGACCTATGAGGTGACCACCGCGAGCAGCGACAAGATTTCGCCCGCCGAAAGCCAGATGAATCTTGCCGTTGTGCAGTGCAAAAAGGTGGTGCTTTCCTGATGGGTGCAGAAGAAGCTATTACCACGGCGCTGAACAGCTTTTTTACGCTGTTCGATGTTCCTGTGTACCCTGAGGATTCCGTGCCGCCGGGCGCTTCCCTGCCCTATATCACGGTGAAGCTGGTCATTCCTAAGGGATTTGACGAGAGCAGCACCTTCCATGCGCGGCTGTGGTATCCGGTAGACGGCGGAAAGTTGCCCCTCATCCGCAAAGCCGATGAACTCCGCGCTGCCCTCGGGGATGGGCTTACCATCGAGTGCGAGGGCGGCGCAATTCTTTTATGCGCAGGCAATCCGTGGGCGCAGTCTATGGACAACCCGCCGGAAAAATACCTGTGCACATACCTTACTTTTGACGTCACATCCTTTGTGGTGTGAGAAAGGATAACGCATGAACAAAATGTATCACGCCATTTCGCCGGATGCTTTCAAAAAGCTGCAATTTCAGGCTGGCGCACTGCTGAAGAAGTTTGACCCGACTGAAGAGACCCCCATTGCAGCAGAGGATATGGTCTGTCTGACCTCCGGCGGCATCTCCATCACCTGCAAGCCCAATACCGTGGACTTGGGTGAGGATCTGGACGAAGTGCCCGAGAACACCTACCAACTCAAGCACATTACCAGCTGGGATTGTGGCCTGTCTACCACCTGCATGACCGTGAGCGCCGACACCATCAAGCTGGAACTGGGTGCTGCGGACGTGGAAGCCAACAAGATCACCGTGCGCGAGGACTACACGGAATCGGACTTCCAGGATATCTGGTGGCACGGCAATCTGATCGGCGGCGGCTATGCTGCGGTCAAGCTGATGAAAGCCGCAAGCGATGGCGGTCTGGAACTGAAAACCAACAAAGACGGCAAAGGCAACCTCAATCTGAGCCTGAAGGGGCACTACGACATGAAAGACACCGGCAAGGTGCCTATGGAGTTCTACGTCAAGGAGGCAGAGTAATGATCCTTACCATCAACCTTGACCCCGTGGAAGCCCTGCCCAAGCTGTATGACGCAGTGGACGGCATCACCCGCATGATCATGGACGCAAAGGACAACGTGGACAACCCGGAGACCAAAGCTGCCCGGGAGACAATCGTTGCAAACGCCCTGAAGCTGCTGGGCGCAGAGCCCGCCGAAACCGCAGATGGAAAGAAGAAACTGACCCCGCGTGAGTTTGCGCTGGCTGCGCTGGACTTTATCAAGCCCCTGATGAAGCTTGACCCGCAGCGCACCATGAACGCCCTGCACCAGCTGTACACGCTGGAAAAGGGCGAGAAAGACACCCTGCCCAAGGCGTTTACCGCGCTTACCAAGTCCGTGATGCAGGAGGATATGCAGGATTTTTTGTCATCGCTGGCCGACTTGAACGGCCTGAGTTTTGGCACTACCTCTGCCGAGCCGACCTCCAGCATCTCCGCGCCTACGGAATAAAGTATTTCGTCTGGTTCGTCATCAGCGAGATGCGCGAACGCCACCGCACAAAGGCATACCAGCTGTATACGGCTGATATGCTTTTTCTTTGTGCTGTATCGCTGGGGCAGCAGGTGGAGCAGTCCTTCAGCGAGATCATGGCAGAGTACGACAAGCCGCTATCCCAGCGCCGACACGAGACCACGCTGGAAGAAGCGCAGGCGTGTTGGGAAAAGACGCTTGCAGACAGTAAAAAAGCCGCAGAGCAGAACGGAGGTGGTGAGACCTGAATATTTTTAATTTGATGGCCACTTTGGGGCTTGATACCTCCAAGTATGAGCAGAGCATCGAGCAGGCCAGAAAAGAGACGCAAAGCGCCGCAAACTCGCTGAACCGAAGCGCAAACACCGCCGGAAGCGGCGTTTCAGGCATGGCAAGCCAGTTTGCAGCAGCCAGCGCAAAAGCGACTGTCCTTGCAAATATGCTTACCTCGCTTGGGACAAAAGCGGTAGGCCTTGCAAAGGGCTTTGTGGAGATGGGCATTTCTTATAACGCCCAGATAGAGAAGTACACCACCGGCTTTACCAATATGCTGGGCAGCGCACAGGCCGCGCAGGAAGCCATGCAGGCTATTCAGGAGGACGCAGCCCGCACGCCGTTTGACGTGGCATCCCTGACGCAGGCAAACCAGCTGCTTATCAGCGCGGGCGAAAATGCCGCATATTCCCGCAAGGTCATCAATGCACTGGGCGATGCTGTTTCCGCAACCGGCGGCGGTAACGCCGAACTATCCCGCATGGCTGCAAACCTGCAGCAGATCGCAAACGTGGGCAAGGCTGCAACGATAGACATCAAGCAGTTTGCCTATGCGGGCATCAATATCTATCAAATCTTGGCAGATTACACCGGCAAATCGGTGCAAGAAGTCCAGAACATGACCATCAGCTACAACCTTCTTTCGCAGGCGCTCATAGCAGCCAGCGAGGAGGGCGGGCGTTACTATAACGCCATGGACACCCAGAGCCAGACCATGAACGGACGTATATCCACCCTGAAGGATAACGTCAGCCAGCTGGCCGGACTTATGACCGGCGACCTTTCCTCCGGCATCGGCGTTGTGATAGGCCACCTGAACGACATGGTTGTCGCAGCGCAGGAAGCCTACAAGGAAGATGGCTGGAAGGGTCTCGGGAACGCAATTCTTGAGCTGGACAACCCCATCAGTGCCATCATCAAAAAGTTTGGGCAGCTTGGCAGCGCGGCTGTTAGTGCACTGGATAAGGCAAGCTACTATCTGAACAAGGCACTTGGAAAAAATGCTTACGCAGGGTACGACAACTACGAGGACTACAGGTCAGACAAGCAAAAGCAAAGCAACAGGGAGCGGCTGCGGCAGAATGCTCTTTCCGGCAAAAGCGTAAGCAACAAAAGCTGGTCTGAGCGTCAGGCAGAAGCGGCAGCCACGAGTGGAAGCGGCGGAAGCTCCATCGTTACAAGTCCTTCCGGCAAGACTGGCAAAACCACCAAGACTGGCAAAACCCCAAAATCCACCTCCAAGACCGAAACCGTCATAGCGTCCGTGACGCACACCGCAACCACCACCGCGCAGAACGCGCTGGGCGCGGTGACAACAAGCGTTGAGACCCTGCAGGAGAAGGTCAAGGACGCAGCTGGCAAAATCAAAGACCGCGTGACCGAGACCACCACCGAGACCGGTAAAGAGATGGTCAACGGCGTTGCTACTACCTATACGCTTGTGACCAAGAAAGTCACGGACGCGAACGGCAAGATAAGCACCACGACCAAGAAGGTCTACGCCGATATGTCCAAGACCCTGCTTGGCACCCTGACCACCATTGCAGAAAAGACCTTCAACGGCATCACCACCACCACGCAGCAGGCCGTGGAAACCTACGCGGACGGAAGCCAGCACATCAAGACCACCGCCACCGAGACCGGCGAGCGCATTGTGGACGGCGTGCGGCAGACCTACACCAAGGTCATCAGCTACATTGACGGCGTGCAGGACAAGGTGACAGAGACCGCGCAGAACATCGACAAGAGCATCAAGGCGACCCAAAAGCGCATTGAGGAGAACCTGAGCAAGGCACAGCAGCAGTTCAACAGCGGGATCTTCAAGCTTGGTAAGAACCTGTACACCGACCTCAAAAATCAGGACTGGGCGGCGCTTGGGCTGGATATCGTCAACATGATGTGGGGCGAGGTATCACAGGAGCAGCGCGAAGTCCTGTCCGACTGGGCAAACAAGGCGCTGGAAGCCATCAACGAGGCTTATTCCGGCGGCGGTCTGAGCGAGGCGTTCAAGGCTTTTAAGCAGATCATGTCCAACGGCATCAAAGCAGATGCAGACGGCGTTACAACGGACGTTAAGGGCTTGAGCAAAGTGTTTCAGGATCTGGGCATCAACGTTTCCGACGTCGGCAGCAAGATCATGGGCGTGCTGGGCACCATGGGTACCGGCATCGGCACCTTTGTCTCCAACGCGGGCACTGGTATTGCAAAACTTGCCGGGAGCATGGGCAGTCTGGGCACGATCGCAAAGGGCGCAGGCGGGCTGATCGCAAAGGTTGGCAGCCTGATCATCTCGAACCCGGAAGTTGCCGCGATCATCGCCATTGTGGCGGGCGTGGTGGCACTGGGCGCTGCACTGTTTGCCAAGTTTGGCAAGGGCAAGAGCAGCAGCGGGCAGGCTGTAAGCCACTACGAAAGCCCCTTTGCCGGGAATGACGTGTACGACAGCCTGACCGAGTTCTCCACCCGGGCAGCCATGCAGCACCGCTACATGGAAAAGACCACCGGCACGGATGCACAGCTTGGCATTTTGCAGCAGATCCGCGATATGCTGGATGAGCATCTGCCGGATATCGGCACCGGGCAGCTTGTCATGGACGGCGAAAAGGTGGCCGATATGCTCACTCCGCGCCTTGCAACCAACATGGATGCCAGCATGGGCGTGTATACCCTGCGGGCAGAAAGGGGTGTTTAAATGGCAATCCACAGCGCAAAGCTGGGCAATTACAACACCCTTGCAACGTGGGGGCTGTACATGAAGGTGGGCAGCCCGAGCATCGGCGAGCCTGAGCCGGACGAGACCCTTGTGCAGATACACGGCTCTGACACGTTGCTCAACCTTACTACCTCTCTGGACGGCAAGGTGCACTACAAAAAGCGCTCCATCACCATGGAGCTGCTGTGCACCGCGCCGAAAAAGCTGTGGAAGGTACTGCAAAGCCGTCTGCACAATGCCCTTGAGGGCAAGTGGCTGCAATGCGTTTTTGATGATGATCCCTCTTGGTACTGGGAGGGGCTCTGGCACGTCAAATTCGTGCCGGGGCGGCTCTCCGCTACGGTCACCATCACCGGCAGCTGCAATCCGTACAAGTACAACGTCTACGACGGCACACAGGATATCAAGTGGGATGATATCAACTTTGAAACGGACATCTTGCGGGACTATCGCAGCATTGCACTGCCTACCAATACGCCGGTGGATGTAGTCATCTACGGCGCACCGCACACCGCTGCGGTCTACTTCCAGCGCGGCGAAAGCGAGGCAGATGTGTCGATACAGGTCAATAAGACCGCGGCGGGCGCACTTGCCAAAACGACCGACTGGCAGTATTTGGAAGGGCTGGACATCCCGGACGGGGGAACCGTCACCCTGACCTTTACCGCCACCGCTGCAAGCAGCATCACCATCAAGTATCTGGGGGCAAGCCTATGAGTTACAAGATTTATGCCGGCACGCAGAACGGCGTGGACAGCTGGGGAAACCGGGTCTGTATCTATGCGCCCGGCTCTGCGCTGGAGACTACAAAGCTGATCAGCTCCACCCTGACCCGAGAGTTTGGCAAGGCAGGAAGTCTGGAATTTACCATCCCGCTTGGCAATGTGGCGCACAGCGCACTGCAAAAGCTGAAAACGGTGGTGTCCGTGGAGCAGGACGGCAAAGAGATCTGGCAAGGCCGGGTCATGAGCCACGAGCAGGATTTTCTGCTGCGACAGAAGGTGTACTGTGAGGGCGAGCTTGCCTATCTCAACGACACCGATGTACCGCCCTACACCGCCAAGGACGTGACCATCCGGCAGTTTTTGGACTTCCTCTGTAAGAATCACACCAGCCTGACAGACAGCTATAAAAGCTTCCGCATTGGAAACGTCACGGTGGAGGAGCAAAAGCGGTATGTGCCGGTAGCCGAAAAGTGCTATCTGAAGCTGGACTATGCAGCAAGCAGCCCGGACGAGCAGGGCGACTATTACCAGACATGGGGTCTGTACTCCCAAAACGGGAACCGACTTGAAGAGAGTTTTTCCTACATTTTCTCCGACTATGAGGACGTGCAGACCCCACCAGCACAAAACTGGCCGCTGAACGAGATCGTAACCGGAAAGGAGTACCTTGCCTGGCGCACGGGAGACAACCAGTTTACCATCCGCAGAAACGCGATCTCTCAGGGCAGCAAGACCTATGATGCAGAGCAGACCATTGTTACCCCGTCCATAACTACGCCAATAGAAACCTATAAGTTCGACAGTACCATTAAAGTGGCCAAAAAGAACACCGAATCCACAACGTACAGCATCAAAACGGAAAAAGACGGCACGGTCAACGTGTACGTCAACGGGGAAAAGTCCGCAGACTACACCCCGCAGCTTGTGGAGGAGTTGCACGAGTTCGGCGACGGCAAGAACTACGGAAAAACGTGGGACATCCTGCAAAGCGAGCTTGTGGACGTGTACGGCGGCTATCTGGTAACCCGGCACGAAACGATTCCTTACCCCTTGTTCCCCGTTCTGAACAAGAGAGCACGCTATCTGGACTATGTACAGGACGCGACCGAGCGCAACGTGCAGGGCATCGCCTTCGGCACAAACCTGCTTGACCTGACCAGCTATGTCAAGGCCGAGGACATCGTCACCCGGGTGATTGCCATCGGCAAGAAAAAAAGTGGCTGGTTTTTGTGGGAGACCACCAACACCCTGACCGCCACTGCCAACGATACGACCGCGCAACAGCTGTACGGCCTTATCACCCGGTATCTTGTGCTGGACGGCACGGCAAACACACAGCAGTCCCTTCAAGACGCGGCGGACATGGAGCTTGGCAAGCACTTACGCCTTGCGGACGGCATCACGGTGAAAGCCGTAGACCTGAAGGACGCGGGCGTGGACGTGGACAGGATCACTTTTGGCAAGCTGACCCACATTATTTCCCCGCCCCATGGCATTGATGTGTGGATCAACTGTAACAAGCTCGTAGAGCCGCTGGACAACAAGCCCGACAAAAAAGTATTCACCTTTGGAAAAAAATTTTCAAGCATCTCCGACCTGCAGGCGCTCAGCGCCCGCAAAGCAACCACCGCGTATGACCTGAGCCGCACGCTCAAGGGGTACGCATCTGATGTGCAGTCTTATTCGCTGCAAACGATGGAGGCAGACGATGAAACCGTTTAAAGAAGTAATTGACGGCATCCGCAAAGCCGTCATGGCATCCGAGGTACGCGAGGATATCGCCCAGATGGGCGAGTATGTGGAGCAGTTCGCAAACACTGCGGGTGAAAACATCCAGAAAGCCATCGACCCCACCCTCTCCCTCTCCGGTAAGGCGGCGGATGCAAAGGCGACTGGTGATGCGCTGAAGGAGAACGCGAAGGGGGTTAGTCAGCTAAAGGAAGATTTAAGTGCCAAAGATGCTTTTGGCTTAAAGCTAAAAAATTATTTGGATTTAAATGCCTTTATATACAAAAACACTGATATAAACACAAATACCGGAGAAAACTATTCTTATGCTGAGTGGGCGGCGTCTGATTTTATGCCGATACAACCCACAGAAAAGCTCCATTTTTTGGTGTGGAGTGGAACGCAGTGGAGCGCATCATATAATGCAGACGTTGCTTTCTATGATGCGCAAAAAAAATTCTTGTATGGGATGGTTCTTGACCCCGGCGTGAACCAAACAAATGAATTTTCGGCAAGAAACGATGTATTTTTTTATAGATTTGCAATGAGTTCGGCATCGGATGGGCCCATGAGTAAATCGCCTATGATAGTCAAAAACAGCGATTTCAAGAATTTGAATATTGACGTGACGGCGGACGCTGACACAAGAAGAATACCATATGGGAATTCAATTCCGACAGTATACGATAAAAAAGGTGAAGAGTATGTATTGGTCAGGAATCCATATTATGAAATCGAAGGAGAAAAAACTTACTTTAGATTTGATACAATTGTTTTGTATATCCGAGAAACACTTCGTTCAATTGAATACAAATTTGGAAATCTAAAAGATTCTTTTCCAAACAATTGGTATGGCTATAACAATGCCAAGGTAAAAGAATGCATGTTCCTTCATGCGGGCGAATTTCTTGTCTACGATATTGAAGAAGAAAAATTATTATTTACCGAGCGAAAATTTTATTTCATCAATATAGAAAAATATATTTTGCTGCTTGCGTATGATTACGCAGATGATACCGCGTACGGAATCATCGCATCCCAATACCATAATAAAAATGATTACTATTTTGAAAGGCAACGATTTGAAACACTTTCATCTGGGACAACCGAAAAACTATATAATCAAGTAAATCCGCTGCTCAACATCATAAATGATGAAAATTT